GGCGAATCGGTCCGGGAAGTCTCAATCGCCCCGCACGCGGGATACCTTCTGCGCAATGTGGTGCAGTCATGAGCGGCCGGTCCACCTATGTCGTGGGGCCGCACCGTCTGCGCCATGACGGCCGCGGATATCAGCCCGGCGATCAGCTGGACCTGGCGGAAGCGGCAGCGCTGCCGCTGCTGCGCTGCCGGGCGGTCAGTCCGGCCGGGCTGACGCTGGAACCGGAACCGAAGAAGGCTGACGGGCAAGCGGGAACGCCGGAGGGGGCATGAGGTATGCCACCCCGGATGATCTGGCCCTTCGGGTTCAGCAGGCGGTGTTGAGCGGGCTGAGCGGCTCACTGTCCGATGTTCCGGACCTGCTGCGGCTGACCGTGGCGCTGGAGGATGCCGCTGCCGAGATCGACGGCTGGCTGTCTCCGGTCTATCGCCTGCCGCTGTCAGCGCCGCCGCCGGTGCTGACCCGCATTGCCTGCGACATTGCCCTGTACCGCCTGTGGCAGACGCCACGGGAGGAGGAAATCAAGGACATGCGGCGGCGGTACGAGGATGCGCTGGCATGGCTGAAGGAGGTGCGCTCGGGCAGGATCACGCTGGAGGCAGCCCCTGCGGCCCCACCTGCCGCTTCGGCGCAGGACAGCGCTTACACCGTCCGCGACCGGCGGTTCGGGCGGGAGGTCTGGGACTGATGGCGGGGGCCCTGTTCGCCATCCGGATCGACCGGGCGGAGATCGGCCGGGTTTTGCGCCGCGCCCGGCTGATCAGCCGTGACCTCGGCCCGGTGCTGCGGGTGCTGGGCAGCGATCTGGTTGCGGCCACGCAAGGGCGCTTTGAAAGCCAGACCGATCCGGACGGCAACCGCTGGCAGCCGCTGGCCGACCGGACCCGCGTTGCCCGCGTCGGCGGCACCCGGCGCATCTTCACCAGAAGCGGCGGCCTGAAAAAAGGCGCCGTCGAACGCATGGGGGCGCTTCAGGCCCTGCTGGCGCGCGGGCATCTGCGCGACAGCATCACCTATGAAGCCGACCGTCAGAGCCTGATGGTCGGCTCCGGTCTGGTTTACGCGGCACTGCATCAGTTCGGGGGCAATGCCGGACGCGGCAAAAAGGTGACTGTCGCGGCCCGTCCCTTTCTCGGTCTGTCTCCGGCCGACGAGGAACAGGTTGCCCGGCTGGGACTGTCCCATCTTCAAAAGGCCTTCACATGACGGTGCTGGCAACCGGAATTCAGGCGCTGGAGGCGGCGCTGATCAGCCGCCTCAAGGCTGAAATCCCGACCGTTGCGGTTGAGGCCTTCCCCGATGATCCGAAAAATTACCGCCTGACCCACCCCAATGCGGCGCTGCTGGTGCATTACCGGGGATTTCAGGTGCCGGAGACGGCCGGTCACCGCGACATGAGCGGCAGCGTCACCCTGCGCCGCATCAACTGGGACATCAGCGTCTATACCCGCAGTCTGCGGGCGGCAGGCGCCCATGAGGGCGCTTATCATCTGCTGACCCGGCTGGGGGAAATTCTGCCCGGCTGGCGCCTGCCGGGGACCAGCGGCGGGATGACGCCGCTCGGGGAAAGTTTCATTGAACATGAGGGCGGGACATGGCTGTATGTTGCCCGCTATGCCTGCCTGTCACCGCTGGTCCCGAAGCGGCCGCCGCCCGACGGGGCACCCCTGACCCATGTGGAGCGGCGCATAAGCCCGGCAGACTGACGCAAGGATTATCCCGAGGGAGCCTTTGCGTCATGCCTCTTTATCAATACTACGGTCCGCCGACCGGGTTTGCCGTTGCCGGGGCGGAATTTGTTCTGTCTCCCGGCGGGCATTATGAACTGCCGGCCGATGCCCCCGCCGTTGCCGCCCTCATCCGTGCAGGAGGCCTCCGCCCGGCCGATCCCGTCGCGCCTGCCGCCGATGCCGCGCCTGCCCGGCGCAGCCGGACGGAGGGCTGAGACATGGCCTTTTTTCGCGGCATTGAAAGCAAATATACCACCCGTCAGGTGGGAATGCGCGAGATCCCCGAAGCGGTCATCGGGCTGGCCGGTCTGGCCCCGGTGCATCATGTCCTGCCGGAAAACCGTACCGTCAACCAGCTGAAGATCATCAGCAGCGATACCCTCGGCGCGGCCCTGTGCGGCCCTGACGCTGCCGAACTGGCAGCCTACAGCCTGCCGATGGCGGTCACGGTCAACAGTCTCGAAACCGGTCCGCTGATGCTGATGGTCAATGTGTTTGATCCGGCCCGTCACAACAAGCCCATGACGCCGGAGACCGTCACCTTCCCGCTGACCGACAAAGTCCGGCTGGCCGCCGCCGACATCATCGCCGCGACGGTGAAAAAGCCTGACGGCAGTGTCACTTACGCGGACGGCACGGATTACACCATCGACCGGATCACAGGCCTGCTGCGCCGCCTGCCGGGCGGCAGCATCCCGGTTGCAGGAACGGTTGCCGTCACCGGTACGCTGGCCGATCCCGCCGCCGTCACCCCGGCGGAAATTGTCGGCGCGATCAGCGACAGCGGGGGGCGGACCGGGCTGAAACTGCTGGAAACCGCTTTTCAGACTTTCGGCATTCAGCCGACCGATTTTCTTGCCCCCGGCTTTGAGGCGCTGCCGTCCGTGCGCATGGAACTGGCCCGGCTGGCCGGACGGCTCGGCGGTCATGCCCATGTTGCCTATCCGGTCGGCACCACGGTTGAACAGGCCCTCTCCAGCCGGGGACCGCTGGGGCCGCACGAGTTTCAGATTTCCGACCGGCGGGTAAAACTTCATTACCCGATGATCGAATCCCCCCGCGCGGACAATTCGCTGCGGCTGGTGCCGCTGTCGATGGTCTATGCCGCTGTCTGGGGCCGCACCATCATGGACGACGGTTTCTGGTACAGCGGCTCCAATCGGCCGATGCAATGTGCCACCGGCCTCGAACGGCCGATCACCCATGGAACCGAAACGGATGATGCCAACCTGTTGAACGCGGCAGGCATTTCCACGGTCCGCAGCAGCTGGGGATCGAGCCTGCATACATGGGGGCCGTCCACCAGCGCCTTTCCCGAACTGACCGATCCCACCCATTTTGACAGCGTTCAGCGGTTTTATGATGTGGTGGACCGGCGTATCGCCCTCACCCTGCTGTATTACATCGACCGGCCGCTGACCCCGGCGCTGGCCCGGCAGATCGTGGGGGAGATCGACGATTTCTACCGGCTGCTGATCAAGAAGGGCGCGCTGATCGACGGGTCCTGCACCTTCAGCCTTGACGACAATCCCGCAGAACAGCTGGCACAGGGATGGTTCGTAACGCGGGATGATCTGACGCCGCCGCCGCCGTTCCAGCGGCTGACCCGCAAAACCACCTACAACAAGGACGCGCTGACCCGCGCCTTTGCCGCGATCTGACAGCCGCGATCTGACAAGGAGGGCGCATGTCCATCCGTACAAATCTGCTGACCGAAGCCAACGTCTATCTGGAAGACAGGTCGATGCTGGGACAGGTCAAGGAAATCAAACTGCCTGAAATCGGCTGGAAAATGGTCGATCAGGCCGCTCTGGGGCTGGTCGGGGCCATCAAGCTGCCCGCCGGGATCGAGGCGCTTGAAGGGGAATTGGCCTGGAACAGCTTTTACCCGGACATCATGATCCGCGCCGCCCGCTTCAAACGCTTTTTGCCGCTGGTCATTTTTGGCTCGCTGGAGACCTACGAACAGGGCGGGCTGGTGCAGGAAAGCCCGGTTGTGACCCGCCTGCGGGTTTTCTTCAGCAAACTGCCGCTGGGCACCATGAAGCAGCATGAGCCGGTGGAAGCACCGTCTTCTTTCACCTGCTATTACGTCCGGCAGGAAATCGCCGGACAGAACGTGCTGGAGTTTGACCCGCTGGCCAACATCTACCGCGTCGGCGGGGAGGATCAGCTGTCGAACTTCCGGCGTAATCTGGGGATGCTGTAATGACCGTTCAGACCGATACCGATGCCCCGGTTCCCGCCGGTGCCCGTCGCCTTGTGCTGTCCGCCCGCCATACGGCCGAACTGCCGCGCGAACCCACCGGCAGCGATCTGGAGCGGGTGTTCGATGCCGTGGGCATCCGGGCCGACAATATGGTGACGCTGGCCTTCGGCCTGTTTGCCCAGGCGGGCGGCACCATCAA